TCAGCGAGTTAAGCAGAAAAAAGAGCAACCTTTAGGGTTGCTTTTTTTGTGGGTGGGATCACGTTTCACTATTATTGCGCTATTAATTTTCGCTACTAACTTACCAATTTGTTCCCGCTTTTGTCCTCCAACAGTTGGGACAATAGCAACTTTACGATCATATCTTGCGGTCTGTGATGGTGTTTTATGGCCAGAAATACTTTGTTTCTCGTTCAAGGTTCCTTCTAAGTCAGAAATTCCCTTGGCCTTCAAATCATGAAATGTAAAATTAAAATCTAAATATGGAAATTTTTTTGCGGCTTCTTGTTTGGCCTTTTGCCAGCGACTATTAAATCCATCACGGGTATATTTTGCGCCTTTAGGTTGATGAATGACATAAAGACTACTGATACCAGAATTAATTGGTAATGCTTTACTTAATTTAATTGCAGCTTTCAATCGATCCGTCCAAGCTTTAATTTGTTTTTTACCTGTTTTACCTTGTTTAATGAAGATTCCGTTATCAGATAACTGCGAATAAGTAAGCGTTAAAACATCCGCTTGCCTGGCACTACATAAATAAGCAATCTCCATTGCCACTTTTACCACATCAGCTGAAACAGAGTAGAGCGCATTATATTCATCATCAGTGATGTATCTATCGCGCGCAATTTCCTTAAATTGACGCACGCCTTTGCATGGATTACCTTTTACCATTCCGCGCTCGTATGCCCAGCTGAAAAGGCGAGATAAAAAAGCTTTCTCTCTGTTGGCCTGAGTTTGGCTTTTCAGCCCTCGTTTATCCATGTATTTTCGAATATGTTCAGGTTTTATATTGTCAGGTAACATTTTGCCAAATACTGGTAATAGTTTTTTTGTGTATTTTCTATAGTCGCCCTGTGATGTTGGAGATAAGTTTGTGAAGTCAGCAGAGAAAAAGAATTTATCGACCAAAGCATTAAGCGTTTCTTCATTTTTTTGGTCATTAATAAATTTTTCATAAGCAATCCAAACTTCAGCTTGTGTGAGTGTTAGGTTACATAGTCTAATCGTTTTTCCCCCAGGTGCTTGAAATTCAAAAGCAGATTTCCCTCTTCGTACTCGAGGAGGCATCCAATTATCTTCAGCATTTTTTCTTCTTCTAATTCGAACCATAATCACATCGCTCCAAAATCTGGCTCCTCTTGCTCTGCTATTTTAGCGCTTACCGCTAGCGGATGATTAAAATGTCCCCAGGTGGTTTTTGGCCGCCCATCTGGACGTTTAATAAAAAAGATGCCAGCCCGTTGTAACACTTCACATTGTTTAGATGGAAACTGATAGCCAGTCAGTTCTACCATTTCCTCTGGTGTGATAATGTCATGCTTGTTTCTCATCTTGGTCTTGCCTTATCATTAATAAAATAATCAGGTCGGCGGTATCACAGGCGATTTTAATCTCTGTCGGTGAACAAGGTTGATGTTGTATACTGGCTGTGAGCCGACCTAACTTGATATCAAATTCCGTTAATAACGATTGTCCGGGTTGCCAGGATAGTAATTGCATGGCTGATCACTCATCAAAGTTAGAGAAATCGCCATGCTAATGGCCGTTAAAAAATAAAACTGATTATGCCTAATCAATTTTTGGTCGTATAAACTCCTCGATAGGATAACATTCGGCCAATTGTCTTTTTCTGCTTAACAATGCCTGATCAATTAAACAGCTCTGTTCGTTCTGATAGCGATAACCTGAAAGTTGGAACTGACAATTGAGTGAGCTACATATCAACAGAAATAAAGCAAACATTATTGTTTACTCCGTGAGTGAGCAGCGATAATCGGCATTGGTTCGATTTTGATATGCGCTGGAAAATCATAACAAATATTGCATCGTCGATCGGTAGAGATAAAGCCGGCAGTACCATCGGGTAACGTAATTTTGACAGGTTGATCTTTATAATGTTGGTGTCTTAGCATTGGTCTTGCCTCTGTTTAATTGGGTCATTTGCATAATGAATACTCCGTACTGATTAGCGTTAATGAAGAGCGGCGGGATTAACCGGATAATCGAACTGGACAAGCAACGCTTTTTGCATCTGAGTTAACATTTGTTGCTCCTTAGAGGTAACATCCTTAGTCGCTGCCGTTGACCATTCAATCCGGCATTGATTGCTGCTGTTATCATGCTGAATGATAATGACTAATTTTGTCGCCATAAATGTATCTCCTGAGAAAGTGCCCAAGCCTGGGCACATAAATGATTAACGTACCATCAGTGACCGTTCACCAATTTCCAGATGTGCACCTGGGACAACGCTGCCTTTTTCAATCGCTTCTTTAATGGCTTTTTTGTCCGGTGCCGTGATTGTCTGTACATCAACCAGTTCATCGGGAAGTAGTGACTCATCATCAATAATCACTTTCACCACGCCACAACGTGCTGAGAAGGTATTTTTGATAGTTTTAAGTTTTTCCAGACCGGCTTTTAACAGACAATCCAGGGCATAATGTTTTAGCTGTTTTGCTTGGATTTCAAATGATTTACTGCGCTCTTTTAGTCGCTTTGCTTCATCATCCAGTGTTTTTACCTGACCTTCGATGTTACGTACATGGATCATAATTGCGTCCAGTTTGTCACCGAGTTGGCCTTCAATGCCCTCTAAGGTGTCGGCAATTTCTTCGCTAGTAAACTCGCCCTTTTCGACTAATTGTTGCAATTTTTCGTAGTCAGCGGCTAGTGCGATTGCGGTGGTTTGGCTCATTGGGTTGCTCCTTCCAGTTTTACCAGACACTCATGTTCAATTTGATTCAGTCGACGTAAACGGTCAGAGAGGTATTTTTCATATTCTTCATCGTTACGATCTTTTGCATGCTTAAGATGAACCGACATTTCTCGGGTGATGGTGGAAGCGATGCCGCGTAATTCATTTTTGGTAACGGCGGTTCGCATCGTTGCTGTATTGCGGGTGAACTTTTCATCCAGCTCTTTGCGTAAGCGGGCCAGATCTTCGGCTTTATCACTGGCCGCTTTAATATCAAATTCAATTTTGTTATCAAACAGATATTCAGGATTATCATGCATGCCCATAAATACGTCCGCTGAGAATCCCATCATGGATAAGGCTTTTTTTATCGCATCGGTAAAAGATTTTTTAATTGCTTCACCATCGGTTTTAATGCCGTGTTTGGTTTTATAGCGATAGGGTGTTGCTCCATAACTTTCTATTTCTGCTCGTTCACCATCAATGACATACCAAAACAGAATTTTAATTGAGTGGTTTTGTTCATAAATCAGTGAACCATCAGCATCCCGTAAAAAGCGGCTGCCAATTTGCTTATAGTGGTTATCAACAATAGGTTCTAGTAATGGGATACCATTAACTAATTTCTCTTCTAAAACCTGGTAGCCCCAGCCTTTGCCTAATGCGCCAAATATTTCTGTCGCCCGCATAAACATATAGGTACTATTAATACTTGTTCCAGTAAAACCAACGCCATCTAATGGCTTGGTAAAGCGGGGATCCGTTCTTTGAACCTGTTTCCAAATGCGCAAGTTATTTTGTGAAGATGCATCTTGTTGTTTGATGGTATCTTCAATAACTGCCGCTGCTGTTGAAAATCTTCAGTTGTTTGTATTGCTGGCTTATCCATCTCAGGTTGAAGCGTTTCAATTACTGAACTGTTCTTTTCTTTGACTTTTATTTCTTTTGTTTTACGTCCACGTTTGGATTTTTCGTTAGCGGGCTGTTCTATTGCGGTTTGTTGATTGTTAGAGCCTGATAATTTCTCCTCTATAAATGACTTTCTGCCATTAGCATCATTTACTAGTTGGGGATACTGTTTACTTTCCGTGATTAGCGCAAAAACCTGCTCTCTCGGCACGGCTAAAATACCAGGGTAGGTACGTAGCTCCATCGACCAGCGCTGCCATACTTCATTTTTTTCATTAATTAATGTTTTCGCTTGTCTTACATGACTGCTTAAAATGTTTTCATGATTAAAATCATCCAGTAAGGCTAATGCAATTTCGGTATCAAGCGTTGCGTAATTACGTGCTACTACTGGCTCATTGATGGGTGCAGCAGTAGATGGTGTATCCGCTAGCCAGCTTTCGGCTAGCTTCTGTGCCTGCTCGATATTGACATTCTCATCGGCATAGTCAAACACTGCTTGCGCAATTTCATTGGTTTGTTCTGCATCCATCACCGCTACTTGGGTTATTTTCGCTAAGCCTGCGGCAATATTTCGGATTTTGGGTTGCGCTTTACTTTGATGGACGAAGTAAATGGCTTTGTTGATATCTGATTTGAAAAATGAAGTTTTAGCAAAGAGTAAAATAGCGGCAATACGAACTATAACCGCTATTTTTTTGAACTCCACTGGTTTAGCGGGTTGCCAACTTTTACCATTAAACTCATTTTCAAGCGCAAACTGTTCATCAAATTGACCGACAGCCGGGCGGGGTGAACCTACCTGATCGAGACAGATTATGGGTTCATCGGTGTTGAATTTATCAATATCATCAGGATAGCTTTCTGATAACCTGATCATGGCACTGGCAACCGCTAATTTTTCATTCGCCGCGGTTAACGCAATTGATAGCGGTAAAGCACCATCTGCCCGAGCACTTATGGTAGGCTCGAATACACAAATATAGGTCTTCATTGGTCTAGCCTCTGTTGGTCAGGGATTTTGTGTAGTTGGGTAAAGTGGTTTATTTGCTAGACAAAGCAAATTATTGCTTTGTTTCTTGTGTTGATGTTTTGTTTTTGTGTGAGCCAGTTCTGATCTACTTGGCTTGCTGAAGAAAAGAATTTTAGGTTGTGCTTTCATAGCAACTCCTGTTAAAATAAAGACTGATCGATGATAGTTATCATTGGTCTTGCCTCTTTAGCGGATTGGTCTCCGCTGAGAATTCTGGCTGACTTTGGTCGGTCAGCCAGGTAAAAGAGCCCACTGCAGTGGGTTTTTTTACGTCTGTCATTGGGTGTCCGTCTTTCCGGACTGTCAGGTCTTTCCTAGTTTCTATCGTTAATTGCTCGATAGTGTCTTGCCTTGTCGAACTTTGGTCGGCGAATAATATAGTTCCCTGGTGTTAACAAAAAACTGTCGTTTATCGTGGTAATCATGGCCGGTCGTGATGAGTGCAGCGGTTCTCCTCCAACAAACGACAGTGAATCAAATTAGTCTGAACACTTACCTAAACACTTGCTGTGTTGTTTTATATGAGCAAATCATCCAGTTATTCATATGCCACTGGCGGCTACTTCGCGGGCGTCCTGCCTGTTTGCTTTTTATCGTAGTTTAGTAAACAATAAACCAAAGTAAATTAAAAAATAAACAAAATAACTGAAATTTATTTTGTCTTAACTCATATATTGTTTAATATATTGATTATTAGAAAATTATTTTGATATATAGCGAAAGAAATTCACTAAAAAATATATAAATTATCAATTTGTTGATATAAAAATAATTAGTTAATCAAATAATTATCTAGGATAGATAGAGAGGGAGCTACAGTAGGAAATACTATAAACTGCATAAAACAAATATTAATATTGATTAGTTTGTTTTATAAGAAAATATTGTGATTCATTGCGCTTTTTTCTGTTGTTTTTTGTGTAATAATTCAGCTAGTAATTTATCATAGTGCTGTTTTTTCTCTTCAAGATTTTTTATCAAAGCATCAGCTTCGCAATCAGGTAGCGCATCAAATAGCTCTAATAATACTTTTTGTCTTGGCGTTAGCTTTATCTGGTAATGATTTTCTGAACAAGTGGCATTGAGAGCATCATCTAAATAGCCTTCAGGCATATGGTAATCTTTTTCTAATCGCCTAGCTGCTCTTTCACCAAAGGATGCCTTACCATTCAAAAGCTGTGATAAATAGCTTTTTTCCTTTTCAGGCAGTGTTTTGTTGGAAAACCATTCTTTCAATTTTTTTTGTCTAATATTCTTCATACTTATTTTATTCATAATGATTATATGTCTGGATTTCTACTTCTTATATCTGAATTCTGATTAGTATTCACTAAACAAGCAAATACTTAACAAAGGTTTAGCGTTCATTAAACTGATTTTATTTCAAATGAAGAGGTGTTTATGAAACTAAATGAATACATAGCTAGTTTAAAGCATGGTGAAGCTAAACTTTTAGCTCAAAAACTGGGCGTTTCTAGTTCCTATTTATCACAAATGGCACATGGCTATGCTCCGGTTCCGCCAACAAGGTGTTTTGCCATAGAAAATGCGACTAATGGCAGAGTGACAAGGCCTGAACTTCGACCACACGATTTGCAAAAAATCTGGCCAGAAATGAATATTAACTAAAAAAATAAACATAAACTGATTAATACTAATCAATTTTGCGACAGGAGACGCAAATCAACATGGAAATTGATATCCAAGCGCTCAAAGATGAAATAGAAATTTGGGCAATGGCCAGCGGACAGGAGCGTGTAGCGATTGAAGTAAGCCGCATGTATTTTCAGCTTAATTCAGGTGGCAAACCTAGGTTAAGCCAGATCGAAGATAAAGCAGGACAAGCAGATTGGAAAGCCATTAACAATAACCGGCAACAGATTTTCCGTTGGTTACGGGGTGACTCCAAGGCGGCAAAACAAAAGTTTTGTGATTTGATACCAGCCATTATGGCGGTTTTACCTGCTGAACAGAAGGCAAAAATTGACGGTAATCGCATCAATTATTTAGCTTCAATTGCCATCAAACAATTCGCAGCGGCAATGTCTGAGACATTGTTAGGAGGACATGACATATCACGACAAATTACTAATGCAGTAACCGCTTTAAACGCTATCCAATACCGCGCCTGACCAGCGTATAACAGACTTGGGGTAAGACTAAATGTTAAGGACTATCGATATGATCACTTATCGTGATGGCTTTCGCTTAAACGGTAAACCTGCCACGATTGACCAGATCCAACCTATTTATGATGGTCGCTATGCAGCTGCACTCTCCATTTGGCACCAATACGAACAGCAAAAAGCGAAACTGCGTCAGCTTAATCTTAATTCAACCGAGTATCAAAACGCATGCCGTGATATTGCTCGCGCGCTGGGAGTGTAATATGCAAAATTATATGACCGCGACTGTGGCAAGCATGGCAAAAATTAACATATCAGGCAATATAATACCGGCAACCTGGTGGAAGAATGTAAAAATGCCGTCAGGTAAACCAGATTGTAAAGCTATTATGCTGTTGTCTGAAATTGTTTATTGGTATCGGCCGATGGAGGTGAGGGACGAATACAGCGGAGAATTTAAGGGGTTTCGCAAACGTTTTAGTGGTGACAAGTTACAGCGTAGTTATCAGTCATTTGCTGATCGCTATGGCTTTACTAAACGGGAAGTCACCGATGCGATTAAGCGATTATCAGCGCAAGGCTTAATCACTATTGAATTTAGGACCATCAATACCGCTAAGGGTGTGGCGAATAACGTATTATTTATCGAGCCGGTGGTCGCTAAAATAGAAAAAATTACTCATCCAGGCCAGCAAGATAATTTTTCAAGTGATGCCAGTCATTCATCTTTAGACCCTATCACCAATAAACGGGATAGCTCCTGCGAAAATTCGGCAGACCTATCACAAAAAAATGCGATAGCTCCCCCGAAAATTCGGCAGACAAATACAAAAGATTATAACAAGATTAATAAAGATATTACTGATGGTGTATCAGACGGCGCTGACACACCGATTACAGAAGCAAATAAATTAAACTATCAACAAATTATTGCAGCCTACCATAACCTCTTGCCTGATATGCCAGAAATCCGGGTTTTGACCGATGCCCGAAAGCGCATGCTTAAAAATTTCTGGCAGAAATTTAAATTCAATCAGCAGCGATGGGAAAATTATTTAACTTATATCGCTGACCATTGCCGTTGGATGCAACAAGATCGGGAAAATGGCCGTGGCGGATTGTGGCGAAGAAAAAATTTAGATTATTTGATCACTTAGCGTTGTTATGTTGCCGTCAAGGAGGAGCGGGCAAATGACAAATAACTTCATGCAGCCACCTCATAATCTTAGTGCTGAACAGGCAGTGCTTGGCGGTTTGATGTTAAGCACCGATGACGAGAAACGCTATTTGGTTACTTCGCTAATTAAAGCCGGATCGTTTTATCAAGGGTCACATCAGCGTATTTATGCCGAGATTGTTAAACTAATAAAATCCAATAAGCCGACGGATATTATCACCGTTAGTGATTCATTGAAGGAAAACGGCGAATTAACCAATGTGGGTGGTTTTGCCTATATTGCCGAGTTGTGCCAATTACCGACCACGGCAAATATTGTCAGTTACGCAAAAATCGTCAGAGATAAATCCATCCAACGCTACGCAATCGATAATTTAAATTCCTGTATTGAAATGATGATGGCCAATGATGGGATTGAGACAAATATAAAATTATCCCATATGCAACAAATGATCAGCCAGCTGATAGAGCATGCCAGAACAGGTAAAAGTAAAGGTTTAAGGCCGGCCAAAGAGGTTATTGGCGATTGGCTGAATGAGGTAGAAAGGCGTTTTGCTGATCCACAAAATGCCGCCGGGTTCACATTAGGCATTGGATCATTAGATGAAATTATGGCGCCTAAACAGGCATTACGTGGCTCATTAGTGGTTATCGGCGCCCGGCCTAAAATGGGGAAAACTGCTTTTTTCAACCGTGTTGCCAGCCATTTTCCTTAAATCATCAATTGCCAACTTTGTTATTTAGTCTGGAAATGACCGACAGAGGCATTATCGAGCGAATGGTTGCGCAGGAAGGCAATGTGTCGGCAGATATTTTTTACACCGGCGCTTATGATGATAGTGATATGAGTAGGGCACTAGCCAGAGCGCAAGAGATTGCTGAATCCAATATGTATATTGATAGCACGCCCGGGGTTGATATTCACCATATCATTGCAGAGTGTCGAAAAATAAAACGAGCAAAAGGACAAATTGGCCTCATTGGGGTTGATTATTTGACGCTAATCAAAGCAGGTAAAGCCGAACGGCGAGATATTGCTTATGGTGATATCACTACTGAATTAAAAAATTTAGCCAAAGAGATGGATTGCGTCGTTTTGCTGCTGACGCAACTGAATCGCAAATTAGAAGAGCGAGCGGATAAAAGACCTTATCCAGCCGATAGTCGCGATACAGGCCAAATCGAGCAGGATTGTGACGTCTGGATCGGGTTATATCGGGATGTGGTATATAACCAAAATAGCGATGCGTCATTAATGGAAATAATTTTGCGACTAAATCGTGATGGTAAAACAGGTACCGCTTATGCGCAGCTGGTCAATTCCTATATTAAAAATATCGATAACAATGAAGCCAAGTGGTTACTGCAGAAAGGGAAAAGTCAGAGTGAACATTATGCGCGTAAAAGGGCAAATCATTATCAGCGAGAAACGCAAGGGTTTTGAGTGTAGTAAGTTGCTTTGTCTAAAAATTAATTTTAATGTGATATTTCTATCATTTTTGTTATCAGAAATTGCACTTAATAAATTTATCCATATGATTAATAATCAATTTTTATTGATTGAGGATTGTGATGCGTAGTCGTTTTAAAGGATTTTATGATCTGACCACTAAAGAAGAAAAAGCAATATTTAATAGTAAAGATACAATTTTAGTATTCGATACTAATTGCTTTTTCAATCTATATAGGTGTGAAGAAGATAGCAGACAAGTTTTTATTAATGTTTTGGAAAAAATCGAAGATCGATTATGGTTTCCCTTTCAAGTATGTTTAGAATATCAAAGAAATAGACTATCAACGATCCAAAGTTCGTTAAATGAGTTAAAAAGTATAGACGCTGATTTTAGAAATATTGTAGACCAGTTGAATAAATTATGTAGTGATAAAGGAAATATTAAGAAAAAATATCAGAATTTACATGGTGAATTATGTAAGTTACGCAATGGTGTAAAAAATGATTTAGAAGATTTTATCACTAAAAATATCGAACCAAGAATAAGTGAAAATGACTATATATTTAATACTGATGAAATTAGGAATTGGATTGATGAAATTTCCAAAGATAAAATAGGCGAACAATTAACGCAGAAAGAAGTAGATGAAATAAACACTGAAGGTGAAAAACGTTATAAAAATAAAATAGGTCCTGGATGGGGAGATGAGAAAAAAGAAAAAGAGCATTGTTTTAACGGAATTTATTATAAAGGTAAGTTTGGTGATTTGTATTTATGGAAGGAGTTATTAAAAAAAGTATCTAATAAAAAGATTAAAAATGTAATTTTCATAACGAATGATGCAAAAGATGATTGGTGGTATAAGCTTGAAAAAATAATAGAACCTTTAGGTTCTTTAGAAATATTAAAAACAGAAATAACTAGCAATGGGGCTGATACATTTAAAATGTATACCCAGTCATCATTCCTTCTTGCCGCGAAGAATTTTATAAAAGACGCTGAAATTAGTGATTCGTCTATTACAGAATTTGAATATTTAAATGATAATACAAACGATTATACATCATTAGTAAAATCAATATATGATCAATTAGATGAATGTGAATATCCATTCACAGAATTTTTAGAAGCTAATCCTAGTTTACTTAGCTATATATTTGAACGTGATCATTTCAAAAGATCTTTTATTAGTAAAAATAATAATTCTGATTGGAAAGCAATTCTTGAATTCATTAATAATGATTCATCTTATTGTCTAGATGAGTCTACTAAAGTTAAAAATTTAAATTATTATAATGTTAGTTCGCGTTATAGATTAAAATTCTTAGGACAGAAATAAATATAATACATAAGAAAATTAAAGAATTACGTGATAGTAATATAAGTGAGAATGATTGCCAAATTGAAGATTTAATAATTAAATTAGAACATAAAATTAATGAATTAAAACAATTGGAAAAATTGCTTGAATAAGGTATATCTTAATCTATAGCATATGTATAATATACTCAATTGGCCTGAACACCCAATAACCTAAACACTTGCTGTGTCAACTAAGAGAAAAGTATGACACAGCATAACTTTATCAAAATTTCAAACGACACTCTGGTCGCAGCAGATCCGGCGACTAAAGATTACCTCCATTACAAAATCAAATGTGGTGATGTGCTTTATGCTGATGTTAAAAAGGCACGCAATCCACGCTTCCACCGTAAATACTTTGCCCTCCTCAATCTGGGTTATCACTATTGGCAACCGACGGGCGGGACTATATCGCCGACGGAAAAACAGCTTATTAATGGTTATGTAAAGTTTCTTGCTTATTACACCGAGCATGCTGATGCACTGCAGTCTGCAGCAGATGTCTATCTTGCCGAAATAGCGCATAAGCGCGCTGGTAATATTTCTATCACTAAATCCTTTGATGCCTTTCGCTATTGGGTTGTTGAACAAGCCGGCCATTATCAAACTTATCAAATGCCTGACGGAAGCTTAAGACGGGTCGCTAAATCAATCAGCTTTGCCAAAATGGACGAACTTGAATTTGGCGAACTGTATAAATCTACCCTCGATGTGCTATGGAACTTTATCTTACACCGCAATTTTCCAAACCAACAAGCGGCTGAAAATGCCGCTGCCCAATTGTTAAATTTTACTTAAAGAGGCAAGACCAATGACTAAAGCAAAAAACAAAGATGAACAGCAGTGGCTGGCAGATGTCGCCCAGTTAGGCTGTATTTGTTGTCGTAATATGGGCTGTGGTGCAAGCTTAGCGGAAATTCATCATGTTCGTACAGGACAGGGAATGGGGCAACGGGCTAGCCACAAGGAAGTGTTAGGTTTATGTCCACCTCACCATCGAGCCAGTTATCCTACTGGTTTTCATGCGGCACCGAAAAGCTGGCAACGGATTCACGGTACCGAAACCGAGTTATTAAAGCAGACTGAGCGAGAAGTGATGGAGCTGCGCGCATGGCGAGTATGAAACCTGTTTCTGATAGCTTGTGTCTTACGCAGGATCAGGATCTTTGGCTACAACATTGGCTATCAAAATTTGGTGCCTGGGTATATAGCGGGCGGTTAGAGAAAAGACAAAGTAGCATTATCGCTCAATTAATGTTGACAGTGGAGCGACGGGATGAACCATGGCGCGAAATGTGTAGTGACGATGACGGACTATTTATAGCAAAAGTGGTTGATAATATATATCAGCTGGATCGGATCGCTTTTTCGTTATTACTCTGTCGTTATGTGTTTAATCGTTCTGATCGGGCGATTGCACGCTATTATCATAGCCTGGTAAAACCTCGTGTAATGATACGGCGTAATCGAACTCAGGAATACCGCAAACCTTCAATGTCAACTTGTCGTCGGGAAGTTAATGAAATTCTCAGTGCGGCAGAATATCTTATTTATCCAATACTTAAAAATGCGTTTAAAAAGCGTGAAAATGAGTCGAAAACAAGAAAAAATGACAAGAACTTGTTGACATCGTTGATCCAATGAGCCACTATTCTAATATAAGTTGCCGTTTTTATAACAGTGACCAACTGACCCAGCCGCCGCGCTGGGTTTTTTGTTTCTACAGAACTTGCTATTCACTTTGGACAGAGTTACATGTGTGTATACGCACAATAACTGACTAAAGGTTTAAAATAGCATGTTAAAACAAACTGATATGACTGCACAGGCCGCATGCGTTTTAGCGGCATTGCCAGTCAATAAATGGTTAACCGTACCGGTAATCGCAGAAATAACGGGGTTACCTGAACCCCGCTGTCAATTGCTATTAACGCAATTCAGTCTGGCCGGCCTGATAACAGGCCGGGATAACTACACATTATTTAAACGACTTTAAGCTGTGAAATGGGCGGCTGGTGGGTGTTGGTAGCACCTTACCAACCATTTGCCCGTTAAAAAGATCACGGACAAACCAAGGCCCACTGCTTGTGTGCACAAAGCAAGTTAAGCCTAGCAAAAAAGGTTTTCTTGATCTATGAAAAAAACAGTGAATTTAAATAGCGTTAATTTAATTAACGATGACTCACTTAGCTATATCAAAACACTGCCTGATAATTACATTGATTTAATTGCTACTGATCCACCTTATTTTCAGGTTAAAAACTGTGCCTGGGATAACCAGTGGGAAAATGTAACGGCATATTTGCTATGGCTTGATGCGATGCTAGTTGAATTCAAACGGGTACTAAAACCCAATGGGAGTTTATATATATTTTGTAGTTCAAAGTTGGCGGCGGATACTGAATTATTAGTGCGCGACCGATTTAATGTACTTAATCATATCGTCTGGGCAAAGCCGTCAGGTATTTGGCGCAGGCAGAATAAAGAAAGCTTGCGCAGCTACTTTCCTGAGACTGAGCGAATAATTTTTTGCTGAACATTACCATGGGCCATTTGAAGGTAAAACTAATGAATATCTTAAGCAATGCCGTGAATTAAAAATTAACGTATTTAAACCCTTAATAGACTATTTCAGACAAGCGAAGGTAATATTAAATATAGCGGCAATGGAGATTAATCAGGTAACCGGTAAGAAAATGACTAACCATTGGTTTGGTTATAGTCAGTGGCAATTACCGACTGAACAGGATTATCAAAAGCTGCAGCTTTTATTTGAAGTGGTAGCGAGAAAAAAACAACTTGATAATCCATTAGCAAGAAAATATTGCTCATTGTTAACTGAACAAGACGAATTAAAAAAACAATATCACAAACAGGCAGAACAACATCAACTGTTACGTCGTTATTTTCTGGTCACCGTCAATGTAAAATATACAGATGTATGGCACTATCCGCCGGTACAGTATTACCCGGGTAAACATCCTTGTGAAAAACCGGCGGCAATGATGGAGCACATAATCAAAAGCAGTAGTCGCGAAGGCGATTTGGTTGCAGATTTTTTTATGGGATCAGGTGCCACCATCAAAGCTGCATTAAAACTTAATCGTAGGGCACTAGGGGTTGAATTGGAAAAAGAGCGATTTGAGCAGACGAAATATGAAATAACCCAATTATAAAATCATATTGATATCCTATCGCCTATTTGAACAGGGAGAGGGATTGTTATTTCCCAGAATGGAAAGTAACCATCATATAACATTTCGGTTTCTTCTTGCCAATAGAGATCAAGTCGATGTGACAGTTCGAGAGGTGTACAATTTAGGCTAAGTAGATTCATATCACCGCGATGAAAACTATCTGTATCAATTTTATAAATGGGTGAATTAGTTGGATATTGAAATTTGCCACAGAGCCATAAGGCATCTTCTTTGGTTTCACAAGCAAACACCGATTGAAAGCGAGATGGTTTTTCAGGATATTTTGATTTTCTTCGTTCCTCTAACATTATTTCGATAATAGCACTCATGTTTCTATCTGATTGCCAAAGATTAAGCTTCGGATCAAGAAGATAATTACAACCATGTCGGGATATCCCTAATTCATATAAATCAGATAAATATGTTAATTCTGGAGTGTTAGGTATAATAGATGTTAAATTAATTGTTAACTCACTGGATAAACTGTTTGCTCGATCAAGAGTAAAAAAAGTACTCACCATTGTTCCTTCTTTTTAAATTGTGATATTTGACAATAAGATAATATCAAAGAAGGATAAACATCACGCCATATTTATATCAAAACAATAATGCATTAATGTGAGCAATCTTCATATTTATTATTAGCTTAATGCAAATTCTTTTTAATTAATCACACAAATTTATGGATACACTCCTTAGGGGTGGATATGCGCATGCCTGAAAAATACTCCAGTCCTATAGCCTATCTGTGGGGCATCTTGATCACTATTTTAAGTTTTTTCACTTTAGAGCAGTGGGTGGCTATTGTCGGTATTGTCTGCACGATAGGCACTTTTTTGGTTAATTGGTACTACAAGCGTAAGGAATATAAATTGAAGGAATATCATTATTATGAAGATACCTAAAAAGATTGTAGTGGCGGCGGGTGGTGGAGTGATGTTACTTGCTTCCACCATGATAATGCATTTTGAAGGGCTAGAGTTAGCGCCTTATTTTGATGGCGGTGGAGTGCTTTCAGTATGCTATGGTCATACGGGAAAGGATATTGAGCGTAAGCAAACGTACACCAAAGCAGAATGTGAACAGTGGCTTAACAATGATCTGCAGACGGTTAAGAAACAGGTCGACCCGTTAATACAGATCAAAATCAATACGCTGACCCAGGCCGCTATTTACTCTTTTGTTTATAACGTTGGCATTGGCAATTTCCAGCGTTCCACACTGCTCAAGAAGCTCAATGCCGGTGATCAAAATGGCGCCTGTGAAGCGATGAAACAGTGGGTTTATGTCGGTAAGGAAAAATGGCAGGGACTGATGACGCGTCGTGAAATTGAGTCAGCCATATGTGCAGGCAATATATGAAATTAAATAGCTTGCCATTTTTTATCGCCATATTGGCTTCTACATCGCTTGTAATTTTATATAACTATTATGCCCAACTTAAGTATCAATATAATCAGCTGGTGGCTGAATTAGACAAAGAGACAGAACTCAAAAACACATATTTAAAAGAAGCTAAATTACTGTATCAACTGGATACCAAACGGACACAGGAACTTAATCATGCTAAAGCTGAAATTACCAGGCTTACTGACGATCTGCATAATGGCACTAAGCGGTTGTATGTCAAAGCGGTGTGTGCAAAGTCCGACAATATTACCGCCTCCTCCGGCCTGGATGATGCAAGACCCGCCCAATTGGCGCCTGACGCTCGGCGAAATTATCTCCGTCTTAGACGTCAGCTCGAAACCTTAGAAGCACAGTATTTGGGATTAAGGGAGAGAGTCAGTGAGATTTATAAGCAACAGAGCAAGTAATTGTCTAAGTGGAGTAAAGGCAGAAGTCATTTTGAGATTAACCTCTTCAAATTAAGAAGAGGTATGAAATTTGGTTTCTTTTGTATTCTACTTGTTATTGTAATCTTTGTTTAATTCTGGAGTTAATATTTTGAGAGGTTTTGAAACTAGAATAAGCTCTCCGTCTTGATTTAAGCAAACATCTCTCCCAAATTCATCGACCCCGCAAAACGATTTGAACTGATTGTTAATTGGGTTGTCATTAGCCAATGACAAGTAACTAAACCCCAAAAGCGATACAATTGTTAATGTTTTGAATAATGATTTCATAATTGATCCTCTTGAAATAAATAATAATCATTATCAGTATTCATGCTTATTATTAACAACTCAACAACATTAATGTAAATGCAACAAAATCTCACAAATAAAATTTTTTTAATTTTTTATATAAGTTTTTACACTAATTGGACTTATACGTTATCAATAAATATCAATGTGGATGATGTAAGACCTAATTGCACCTGACGCTCGGCGAAATTATCTCCGTCTCCGACGTCAACTCGAAACCTTAGAGGCGCAGTATTTGGGTTTGAGGGAGAGAGTGAGTGAGATTTATAAGCAACAGAGCAAGTAATTGTCTAAGTGAAGTAAAGTCAGAAGTCATTTTGAGATTAACCTCTTCAGATTAAGAAGAGGTATGAAATTTGGTTTCTTTTGTTTTCTACTTGTTATTGTGATTTTTGTATGGATTCTGGAATTGATTTTGGCATAGATTTTGGAACTGGAACAAACTGTCCATTTTGATTTAAGCAAACATCTTTCCCAAATTGATCCGTCCCGCAAAGCAATTTCCACTGACTATTAATTGGGTTGTCATTAGCCAATGAGAAGTAACTAAATCCCAAAAGCGATACAAGTGTTAATATTTTGAATAATAATGTCATAATTAATCCTCCGGAAATAAATAATAATCATTATCAGTATTCATGCTTATTATTAACAACTCAACAACATTAATGTAAATGCAACAAAATCTCACAAATAAAATTTTTTTAATTTTTTATATAAGTTTTTACACTAATTGGACTTATACGTTATCAATAAATATCAATGTGGATGATGTAAGACCTAATTGCACCTGACGCTGAGCGAAATTATCTCCGTCTCAGACGTCAGCTCGAAACCTTACAAGCGCAGTATTTGGGGCTTTGGGAAAGGGTTAAAGAGATTTATAAGTAAAAATAGTAAAAGACATAAATTTCTTAAGAATAATTTTTTACAAATAAATCAAAAGATAGAAATCTATTGGTTAGATCTGTTAGGCACTGAATCCCTATCTGGAACAATCTTGCAACCATTCAAATCTTGCTGTTTGCAAAATCTGTCTCCATTGGGAACGTTCCAGCATACCTTAGGGCATCCTGCATCGTCAAAGTCAGACGTGGTATCTAATTCTCCTCCCATAAAATCAGTCTGTTTTGCATAAGAAATAGCAGTAATACTAAAACCAAATAAAAATGCAATAGGTAATATTTTAAAGTAGTTTTTCATAAGTTCTCCTTATTATTGATAAAACAAAAGCTATTAAAAGTTAGTCACATTTAACAATTTTGCAACAAAAAATAAATTAATGAGTATTTCCGATAGCGGAATACCGATGTCGTTCAATTTCGTTGCGCAATGCACGCACAATCAATAAATTAAAACAAATAAGGTAAAAATATGGCACTCACAGACAAACAAGCCGCATTTTGTCGCGAGTACCTCATCGATCTTAATGGCACACAAGCTGCTATCAGAGCTGGTTACAGTGAAAAAACAGCCAAAGATATTGCCGCTGAGAACCTAGCAAAACCCAACATTCAAAATCGAATTCAGCAATTAATAAATAGCCGCAATGAACGTCTGGATGTTGATGCGGACTATGTTCTGAAACGTCTTGTTAGTATTGATCAAATGGACATTCTCGATATTTTGACGGATGAAGGTGATTTAAAACCTGTCAAAGCGTGGCCAAAAGTCTGGCGCACTAGCTTAAATGGTTTAGATATTATGGCCATTTCATCGGCGGAAGATACAACTGAGGCGCTACTAAAGAAAATTAAGTGGCCAGACAAAATTAAAAACCTTGAGTTACTTGGTAAGCATATCTCAGTCATGGCATTTAAAGAGCAGATTACGCAAAAAATAGAAGCGACCTGTAACATTATGCCAGTTCCTGCCTGTGACAGTGTCGATGATTGGGAAAAAGTCGCTCAGCAACAACAAAGTGAGGCACTAAGTGGATGAATTACAAGGTAGTGTGGAAACCTTTGCCGGGCTCTCAATCGTTATCGCTAAGTTGTCCTTGCAATGAAATACTGTATGAAGGCACTCGCGGCCCAGGTAAAACCGCTGCCCAGTTAGCGCGATTCAGGCGTAATGTTGGTATCGGTTACGGTACATTCTGGCGAGGTATTATATTCGATACTGAATACAAAAACCTGGCCGATATCATTACTCAGTCAAAGCGTATCTATCGCCTGTTTAAAGATGGTGCACGGTTTCTGGCCTCAGCTTCAGAATTAAGATGGGTATGGCCAACAGGTGAGGAGTTACTTTTTCGCTTTGGCAAAGAAGCCGATGACTATTGGGATTACCATGGGCAAGAATTCCCCTTATTCCCGTAGCAGGTCAAAAAGCGGCTGAAATTGTAACTTTCACTTTTAATCATAAAGCGATGAGTGAACTGGAAGCAATGCGCGAGATGCCGATTGAAGAGTTTTATTGCCAGATTATTGCTGACTGGGCGATAGAACAGCCCTATAACGCCGACAATCTAAAATTACTGTTTGATAATTATCCCGCGGCGGCCAGTGCGATCACGACCACCTATTATCAGGAATTATTAGGACAACGGGAAAAAAACTAATCGCGGTCGTTGAGGCCATGTATGGTGGCATGACCGTGACCGAAATCTGCAATTTTGAAACCGCATTCGGCTTTACCCCGGAAAGTTGTGATATTGAAGTTTGGCCAGATGTCTGGCCTGCCTATCTCACCTTTAATGCCATGCGTACCCAATGGCGAACAGGCATCAATGGCCCAACAGGTTTAGATTATGGCGTTCTGTCACAGGTTATTGATTTATTAAACCTGACTAGCGATAAAACGACTTTGTTTAATGATATACGGGTGATGGAGGCGAGGGCTTTAGTGATGATGTATCGGTGAGGTTGTAATTTCAAAATATAATCGTTTTTGAAAGATTATACTTTTGGGAAAGTGATCACATATGCTTATGTTTTTAGTGTTTAGAATTCTGTTTTGTAAATATACAATCAGAGGTAATATTAATGCATTATGCTCAAATCACTGAAGAGTAAAAAAAAGTTTCTTTTGATTTTTTTTACTGGTTTTCCAGGTTTGAATATCTTATCAAAGCTCAGAGATTACTTAAAAGTGAAAAAATTGGTGATATAGCTGAGCCAGATTGGGATAAATTTGTAAATAAATATAAGGATAAATATCATATTACTGATGAGGCTAATAAATTAATTAATTTACATCCTAAAAAACAAGTTGTTTCTCGTGGTGATGAGTTTGCTTGGAAACCAACAGGAATCGCTCACTGCAATAATGATTTATGTAAAGTTGTAGCTATGTTAAGAACGTTAAGAAATAATTTATTTCATAGTGGTAAACATGGTGATAGAGAGGTTGATGATATAGAAAGGAATAAACAACTTCTTAAATTGGGAAAAATAATTTTAGATGATCTAGCCGATAGATTTGATATTAGTGGTGATTACGAAAGAGTGTATTAAATGCGTTGTATTTTACCATAGGATCTACAATTAATCGATAACCTAAATTTTATTGATAAGCCCCATCTGGGGGCTTATTTATACTTTTTTCTATAGCTAATGACTGGTAAGTAACAGATACAGTAAGCCAGGAAGGCTTACTGTCATCGATTGGAAGAAAATTAAATATTCACATACTAAAAATTATTGTTTTATAAAAAATAATGGCACAATTGGTGTTGTGATTTTGGTTTAAAAGATTTACTATTTTTGTATGAATAAAATGAGTTTTTAGCTAATAAAGGTACGTATAGGATAGGAGGCTAAAAATGAGATTACATTGTATGATTTATCCTCAAGGTAATGTATATGTGGCTGCTTGCCTTGATTTGTCGTTAGCAGCACAGGCTGATTCTCTGGATGAAGCAAGAAAAAAACTTGAAGAACAAATTGATAGTTATCTTTTAGAAGCGCATTCTGAGCTTGAATATACCGAAGAACTACTAAAAAGAAAAGCATCATTATCTATGTGGTTAAGATATATAAGTATTTATATGAAGTGTATATTTAATCGGATTATTACAGGAAAAGGTGATAGTTTTATTATATTTAAGGCGGAAAGTAAGCCAGCATAATTATAAAATAGAATGGCTAAATATGGTTTTTTATAAATTAACACCACTGAAATATAAAGAAGTTGTAACAGCTTTAAAAATTTTAGGTTTTGAGTTAAAACCCAAAAAGGCAACATCACATGAGCAATGGATAAAGAAAGAAACGGAATATAAATGGGTTGTTACAGTTGATAAGCATCATGCGCCATTTTCAAAAGATTTAATAAAATCGATGGCAAAGCAGGCTGGGATGAAACCTAGAAAATTTCATTCATTATGCAAGGGAAACATTGAACATAAAGATGTTCTTAATGATGATTTGTCTAGCGAATAAGAGAAAATTTAATTTGAAATCAATTATCATTAAAAGTTAACTACTAAGCCACCCAGCGTGGCTTTTTGTATTTTAAACTGATTAAAATAAAATTATAAATAACCCGTTGCTTAGGCGGGTTTTTTCTGCCCAAAGGAAAGCGCAATGACTGATATCGCGACCATTTCATTAAAAGTGAACACCGCTGATCTGGAAAGAGGTCAACAGAAATTAAAGTCTTTTCAGCAAACGGCAGAAAACGTTGATAGGGCGTCGTCAAATCTGGGCAGCGGATTACAAAAAGTCAGTCTGGCGTCACTGAGAAATGGGCAAACCTTTAAAGCGCAAAAAAATGAACTTAATGACCTACTGAATAAAATTAATCCTACCAATAAAGCCTTTGCTGAACTGGATAAGATCAGCAGTAAATTGGCCGCTTCCCATAAAAAAGGCTTACTGTCACTTGACCAGTATATCGATTACAACACTATATTGGAGCAATCGAGAGATAAATTAACCAAAATAAGTATGGCGTTAACGGCGGAAGGTCAAGCGTTACTGGCTCAAGAAGCGACATCAAAGCGGGCAAAGGTCGCGGCGGATAGTTTTCTGGTATCACTGAAACAGCAGTCAGAGACGGTAGGTAAAACCCGAACGGAAATGCTGGAACTGCAAGCGGCCCAAATGGGCGTTTCGCAACAGGCAGCGCCGATGATTGCCAGGTTAAAACAACAAGAAAAAGCGTTTATGAGCGGTGCTCTGACAGTGGGGCAGTATCGCTACGCCATGCGCATGTTACCTATGCAGATGACCGATGTGGTGACCTCCTTGGCTTCAGGTATGCCAGCCTGGATGGTATTGGTGCAACAGGGTGGACAGATTAAAGACTCGTTTGGTGGTGTAAGTAATGCCTTAAAAGCGATGGGTTCAATATTAACGCCAACCCGTTTGTTAATGGGTGGATTGGCTGGCTCTACAGTGGCCGCTGCTATTGCCGCCTATCAGGGAGCGAATGAATTTGATCAGTTTAATAAACAGCTTTCGCTCACGGGCGGCTACGCCGGAAAAACGGCAGGCCAGTTACAGGATTTAGCCAAAAGATTATCAGCAAACGGTATTACGCAACATGCTATGGCTGATTCTTTGGCCAAGGTAGTTGGTAGCGGAACATTTAAAGGCAATGAACTGGAAATAGTTGCTAGCGCTGCAGCAAAAATGAAGTATGCGGTAGGCAAAGAAGTTGATGAAACCATTAAGGAGTTTGAAAAACTT